TTAGAAGTCAAAACTTGTCCGGACGGACCAGCCGCCACCTGAGCTAGTGGATTAGTGCTGGCTGTTCCGCCAATGACTACCTGATTTGCCGTAAACGATGAGTCGCCAGTACCGCCGTTAGCTACTGGGAGGATTCCAGAAACTTGGGTTGTAAGACTTACAGTGCCCGTGAGTTGGGAAGTCGCAATAGAAAGTCCAGAACCCCCAGTTACGCCAACGGGAAGAACTCCGCTTAGAGCCGCAGCAGAAAGGTTAGTTAGGGCAGATCCATTTACAGCTCCAAAAGTATCGCCGCTTACTTGCGACCCACTAATTGCGAGGCTGGTTGCCGAAGTAAGAGAGTTGGCTGTCGTAAGAGCAGAAAGGGTCGTAAGAGTTGAGTTGCTAGTAGCTGTAATATTAGAGGCCGTGCCGGTCGTATTCTGATTAAGAGTCGGAATATCTGTAGACAGAATGCTTCTAAAACTCGTACCACCTGCTCCATCAGAAAATAGTGCTTGAGTTGCCGTAGCAGCACCAGAACCAATTTTTCCGTGAGCCGCAGATGATCCAGAAAGGATTGCCAGGTCTTTAATAAATTTCGTTACAATCTGAGACATTGTCGTTCTCCTTAGGTACTATACGTTACGGTTAAATTGTCACCACTAGCTAAAATCCCATTTAGAGCAAATCCGGTCCAAATCAATTGGCTCCCGCTTACATTAAAATCGACGCCATAAAACATGTTCCCGGCGTTTTCTACTAATAAGATTGTGGCGCTTGGCGTAGTTGGAGCGGCTGATAGAGTTACAAACCCATTAGTTATGTCTGTGTTATTTAAGGTAAATAAGTCAACTTTCTGTGTTGACGTCGGCGCTCCGGTAATTTGAGAATAGGGAAGGCTTAGGGCTGAAAGGGTTGTAATGGTTGAATTGCTGGTGGCAGTGATGTTAGTCGCAGTGCCGGTAGTGTTGGCAGTATTATTGGGAATATCGGCAGAAACCAAAAGCCTAAACGCCGGTATTGCAGATCCACCAGAAGTTGGTCCAGCGAATACCGTATTGGGGGCCTGAACAGCAAGGGTTCCCGTCAATGTTCCGCTAGAAGTAATGGGCGATCCAGAAACAGTGAAAATAGAAGGGAGGCTAAGCGCAACACTAGAGACCGCTCCGCCGCCGCCGCCACCAGGACCCCAGCTTAGGTTTCCGGCTCCATCATTAACCAAAACGTATCCCGAGGCTGCGGCCTGGGCGGCTGGCCAAATGAGGGCATAAGAAGTAGTGATAGCGGATGCGAATTGAGCAACGGTGCCGGATGTTGATCCGGTTAACTTAACTTCGCTACCGACTGAATTAGGATTGTAACTCATATTAGAATATGTCCCATCCGCCGCCCCAACTGACTAGTCCGAACTCTTCGTATTGGGTGTTTGTGGTAAGAGATCCGAATCCATCAATCAGATCAGAGCCATCCGCAACAATATTCATATAATTAAAGCTCGTATCTACCTTTTTAAAGTAAAACGCATTTCCTATTACAGTAGAGGCTAGAGGTAAATCAAAATTAACCGTTCCCGCAGTACAGTTTGCTCTCAAAAAACAATCTCCGGGAAGTACGCTATAGGTAGTAGGGCCGATTTTTGTTGAAATAGCAAAAGGGCCATGAATAGCATCGAATCCGCGAGGCCCTTGGGGTCCAGAAGGTCCTGTAGGACCGATTCCTCCACCACCGCCGCCGCCGCTGGCGTTGATTCTAAATTCCAACTCATCGCCAACAACAAGTGTGACAAGAATTTCGATTTGTGTGCTAAGAGTGTTTGCGGCCCCATATTCCGCATAAGCTCCGCTTTCCAAATCCAGGAACTGACCGTTCAAGAATACCATCAATGCGCCCTTGCCGACCGTATAGGACTGGGCGATGTTTCCTGCTCTAGAATTGTTGGGAAGGGTAATCAGAGTAGTAGGAGCAATGGGACCATTTAAAGATGTTGGAGGAGTCGCGCCAGATGCAACAATTTCTACCACTTCATCGTAGTTACTAAGAACTGCAGAGGCCTCTAAATTGCCAATAGCCTCGTCTAATTCTTTAATGGCTAATGTAAGGTTGTCGCCATCGTGGATGATGTAGTTTCCGACACCGGTTCCAGATTGAATCGTAAACACGGCAAATGGGGCGCCGACATTAAAATTAGTCGTAGGATTTGCTGTTCCAGCAGAAGTATTGGTTACAATAAGAGACGATAGAGAAAAAGCCGAAAAGGTAATTGTAGCGTCGCCAGTACCCGTTGCTTTGGTGAGCGTTCCAGAAGAAGCGCCAGGAATCGCATTGATGGTGGTTATGGCACTTAGGGTTACTGCAGCCGTTAGAGCAATAAGACTACCATTGACAACTCCGCCAAGAGTATTTGTGATGCTTGCTTGCGCTATGATATTTCCGTTAAAGGTCCCAGCAGTACCTGAATTGATGGTAGCAGAACTGCCAACTACCCAGTAAACGTTCTGGGCTAAAGCACCACCGGTCAAAGAAATGGTGGCGGCTCCGCCAGCACCGGTTGTAAGAGTCGATGCGGTCTTGATAACAAAAATATCAGTTGCTGAACCGTTAAGGGTTAATGTTCCTGGTCCCGATTGAGCCAGGGTTGCAGCTCCGGAAGTGAAACTATAGTAGCCAGCGGTTAGAGTTTGGCCATCAAGGGCGGAGGGAATGGTTGTAGAAGAGTGGGCTGCTAAAGTGGTATAGGCTGCGAGGGCATCGTTCTGAGCAGTATGAGCAGCTGCATTTCCTAAATCGGTGGAGCCTGATACAGTAAAGGCACCAGTAACAGTAGAACCAGGATATTCTCCCAAATCCCCATTAACAATGCTTGTTCCAACACTATTCGTTATTGCTGAAGCAGCTAAAATTCCATAGTTTGATGCCGACGCTAAAAAACTCGATCCGGCAAGGGCAGGTGCCCCGGTTCCGGTAGTAATCAGAGTGGTAGCACCGGAGACGGTAGACACTACGGTAAAAGTTTGACCATTGTTGGTGTAAGTGGCCCCAGCAGTGGCATTCGCTGGACTTGTAGTAAAGATGTAATCGCTACCCGATAGAGAGCTAAAATCTCCAGAAGGAGTAGTGTCAAGAGCGATATTTAATTTAGCAGAAACTTGTGCGGCAGTATCTGTACTGAGAATATCGACTTCTATGAACGAATTAATATTTGGAATCGATGGAGCTGCGCCGACTCCATCTACTTTAAACCAAACAGCGTATTCTCTAGCATCAGCAGAAGAACTAATGAAAAAGTATTGTCCTGCAGTAATAGTAGATCCGGCGCCGATGCTGATGCTTGTGATCTGAGGTAATGATCCTGGATTTAAAGCCGATACGTATTGTGGAGAAGAGTCGCTGGCCGACAAAGAACCGATGTATTGCAAGAGCTGCAATGAGGTAGTTCCACTTACTTCTACGGATTGACCGTTGTCAAGCTCTTCTGCTAAGAATCGGATGTATACCCTTGGAGCGCCGCCATTATCTTCTCGCAAAATGAGCCAAAAGGCGTTTGCAGGAACTTCTGGGCGAGGTGAGATATAAATGTTACGAGTTGTAGAAGGAGTAGGAGATGCCAGATAGCTTCCAAATGCATACTCGGCTTGAGCGCCACCTACACCGGTATTGTCTCCCACTAGCACATTGGTAGAGAGAGTGACCTGAGAAGGGCTATCTACTGTTAAAATCTGATAATATCCGGATGTGTTGTCAGAAGCGACCTTGATATAATCGCCCGGTAATAGGCCACCAGTCCAACTAACCGCGCCCACAGAAATGACGGTGGGGGATCCAAAAACAAAAATCAGATTCGGAGTAATCGGCTGCTCACTGATAAAAGTGATATAGGCCACTTCGTCATCTGCGAGCGTAACATCGGTAGAAGAAGGGTTGGCAGCCAAAACATAAGTGAGAGAAGATCCAATAACTCGGATATAAATAGGATCATCCCAGTTAATTTGACCTGGGGCGGTAATAACGCTAGGACTATAAAAAGTGATTCCGATTCCTGAACCATTAATGGTTGCGTTCTTTGACATCGTGATGGTATAGGGTCCACTACCAGTGATGCTAAGAATCGTCGTTCCTGTTTGAATACCGGTACCAAATACGAAATCTCCGTTGGCTAGCCCTGCAACAGATGGTAGATTGGTAAGCTGATTGCTGTTAGATGTAATAATTCCGGTAGTAACCAAAATGGAATCGGAATTAGGCAAGATACCATTGGAAATTTCACCAGCTCCAGTAATGACGGTATTGCCAAGGTCTTGGAGGAGACTTTGGAGAGAAAGGCCGTTTAATGAGGAAGACCAGGGAGCCCCCAGAATAGCTCCAATTTGGGACATGATGGCGTCCATCCAAGCCTTAAGGGAGTCTAATTGCTTGTCACCACCTACGAATGGGTCTATCGCATCCGAAGTCGTTGTTACGGGAGGTTGGGTTCTACCTGCAGCCCAAGGATACGTGTAGCTTTGATTCGGAGTAAGGCCGCCAGTCTGGAGACTGTAAAGCATCCATCTAGCATCCGTGATGGAGGTTACATTACCATTGCTGTCGGTAGTAACAATCGCAACGGGAAGAACGTTGACGGCCCACACAGAGGTCGTGATGAATACTTTGTATGTGAGAGTTTGAGCAGCGGGGGCAATCGTTTCTATCTCTGAATTGGAGGAGACTTGCCAAATATATTTCGTAACATCTGTAGTTGAATCCGCGAAACGATTGTAATCGATACCCACGTAATTGGTGGAGTTTGCTGTAAAGGAACCGGAGACGTTCGTGTTGGTAGCAGCATTGAGGACCTGATTTGGCGTTCCGATAGGGGTTTGGAAAATAGTACCAGATACAGAAGCGTTAATATTGAGGACTGCGCCTGGATCCACTACCAATTCGAGAGAGTTCGCTGGACTACCAATGGAACCGGCGGTGAGGATGGAAAAGCCACGGATGACGTAGCCTTGGCTCGTTCCCGTGATGATCGAGGTCACCGTTTCGTCAAAGTCATTCCTGACAGCAGATTCGATGCGTCTTATGTCTGACACATCCATTCTCTGCTCGGAAAGCCAATTTCCAGTGCTTAAAATTGCCATAAATACTTGATTCTCTTATACTTTTTTAATCGAGGCGCGCTTAGATCTGGGACCTATAACGCGATGACCATTAAACGTGTCTAGGGCGTAAGTATATCTCTCTCCTAATAAGATTGTGGGTTGGGGTTCATCGGCAAAAACCCATACGTGCTTTTTATGCGATTTGACGGTACTCCATAAGCATGCCTGTCTAATAGTTTGGTGCGTTCCATTTATAGTTCTCGCAGCCTCTAAACACGATCTGAAATGAACTACGGAGCCGTCTACCAATGATTTACCAATTACAGCTCGCGATTGATCGTTGTTTCCTCTACGTACGGCCACTTCTCGTCTACGTTCCATTTCCTCCAAATTGAATTCATCTTTTCTCATCCAAACCCATTTCCCCGTAGAAATAGCCTGTTGGATTCTTCCGCTTGCATGAGAAATAGAAAGGGAGCAGCACTTGCCGATATTTTTTGGATTAAATCCGTCTAATTGAGTATCTTTGCCGCACAGATATTCTTTAATTTCGCCTGTTTTTATAGACATTCCTACGACTGGGATCTTTTGACGTTCTGATATTCTCTTTTTGCCATCTTCGCTCATTTTTACAGGAGTGGCATCGTATCCGCCTTCTTTTATATTGTAAAGTCTATGTTTTTCTTCCTTTAAAACCTGCTTTTCTAAATTTCCTAACTCTTCTATGGAATTGCACTTTTGTCTTATTTTGTACTCAAAGGCCTCTGGCCCATATTTATTATAAGAATTCTGTAGCCAGCGATTTCCGTGTCTGCCCATTCTCAAATCTTTCTTATGCGACCACCACCGATGTTTTACCCTACCTTTGGTGATTCCCACGTATCCCATTCCAGTGATAGTGTTTGTAATTTCATATAATGTCATACAGTTAAGATTATCTCCTTTGCTCAGATATACTATATCATATCTTCTTTACTTTACCTACAATCTTATGATATGATAGGATCGTGAGGGCATCAATGGGTAAAACCAAATACACTGACACTACAAAATCCAGAGAACAAGAATTAGCTCATGAAAACAAGGCCTTGAAAAAAGAGATAGGGCGTTTGAGGAAGATTCTAGCCCGATTAGACCTGGATAAGTTCGGCCAAGTCAAAGAGGCCGTCGATCAGCACTGTCAGGCAGAGTTTGAAGAAGAAGGCAGAGGCATGCTCGAACGCATGAAAGAAGAGTGGAAGTGTACTGGGACTCCCGGATGCAAAGGATATCTAGAAATCGTTGTATTCAATAAAGTTAACGATATTCACTACTTCCGACGCTGCAACGGCTGTGACCACCGCACCAAATCACAGCGCTACAACAAAGACACTGTTAAGGGAATCCTTAAGAGAACTGAATAGTTAGTCCGTTACCCAGTACTTTGAAAAGGGATTATTGCCAAGTCCTTGTGGGTAGTAGTATGTCGCGGCCACGGCCTGCATCTCAGCAGCTCCAAAGTTCCCTTTGAGCCTATTCCTCCACAGCAGACCCGCTAACCAGCACATGAGGCTCACACCCTTAGTGGCTTGCCATACATGCCAGGACAGACGTCTGGGATCGTCTCCTGATGGGTTTCCGATGCATGATACGGCTAAAGAGACGGCAGCTATAAAGAAAAAGGGCATAGCTACAAGCCGAATACAAAAATGTAGGGGATTGCTCCAAGAAGGGAAGGCCGCTGCCACCATACAAGCCAAGAGTTGGGGTTGGCGTATAAGAAAGTTTTCCCAAGACCATTTTCCAGGCGATACGCTGTTAAGAGAGCCCTTATATTTGAATACAGACCATAGAAATTGCATAGGGATGGACGTAATGCCTAATTGCATGCAGCCATTAAGTACGCCGTAATAGTCGTCTACAGAATCAGGGCTCTGAGACTGGCTTATGGGTCTACGACAAAGCAGTCCCTGGTTCATACAATTGGTTATGTGTTCGAAAAAATAGACTTTATCCTGATCCGTCGATAGGCCCGATTTTTGCAGCATTATCTCGAACTCAGCCAAAAACATTACGCCATTGTCAGAAGCGCTTAAACTTCCAGGAGTTACGGGACTAGAGGCCATTAAACCATTACCATCGAAATAAGGTGCAAAGTCATCTCGTATACTCATATTTATTAAGATTGTCCGGACTTGACTTGGATCCTAATAACTGCTAGGATCTATAAATGGAGGCTCAATGACCTATACGATGATCATTTTAAATGCGGCAAAGGCGGCAAAGGTTTCAGGTTCTCTTCTTTTGGCTATCTGCACCTACGAGACCAACCTAACTAACGTGACTGTCTATCACGATGGAGGTTCTCCTTCATACGGAATTTGCCAAGTTAAGTTCGATACGGCCAAAATGCTGGGGTATAGCGGTAGACCTCAAGATCTCGTAAATCCTATCACAAATGCTAAATGGGCGGCACTTTATTTAAAGTATCAAGAAGGTCGTTACGGATCAGATGATTGGTGTCGTCTTACCGCTGCCTATAACAGTGGAACATATAAGGAAAGCAAAAAAGTTCCAGGAAAGCCAAGAAATCTACTCTATGTCCGTAGAGTTCAAGGAAAATTAGGCGAAGAACTTCAAGGTAAGCTTTCATGCGAGCAGGTCCCATGAAGAAGTTTATGTGCGGTGTTACGTTCGACTATGAACTGGGAGAGACCGACGATATCCATCTTTACGATACGTTGGAAGAACTCAAAAATAGTAACAGGTGCCATAAGGGCTGTGGGATTGTCGAGATTGAATTCGACACAAAACCCGAAGAATACACTTCACATAAATGGGTTTTGCCAGGAAAGCCGTGGACAAACTCTAAGCAAGATCCAGAGGCCAAAAAAGGATCTGACCAATAAAATTGAATGAGATATGGTAAATCCCCTTAACAGAAACGGTTTCCTGTACGTTATTTATTTTGGCCTTAGGGACACTCCACAATGTCTCCCCTGTTTTTCTGTCTTCTAGGCGAAGACTTACATAATTACTAGCTGCCAAGTCAGAAAAAAGAGGGCGAAGATTCACGCCCTGAACACCACCCGAATTAGACGTTCTAACGATTTTTGCAGATCCCTTCACTACATTTTGACCGCCGCCTGCAATTTCTTGGGGGTAGGGAGAATTGATCCCATAAATGGAATATTCTCCGGTATCTACGCTGATATCTACATCCTGAACTACAGGATATATCACGTTATTCACGTAGAAACGAGTTCTGGCGGCGCTGACGATCAGTGAGTTTTGGTTTACTGCCATAAATTATGCCTTCTTAAAAACAAAACCTTTTACGTTTGTTATTTCGCCTGAAATATTTTTACTTATTTGTTTTCTGTCTACATTTAGGGTCTTCGATGCGGAATTTTTAGAATCATAGACGGTATTGTTATTTATACACAAAACTTTTATTTTTGTTTTATCTTGAGCTTTAGACATTTTATGTAGAGATTCTTCTGTATGCTTCTTCCCAAAAAATGGATTCTCGGACCCTAAAAACCGGCCCATTTTAGATTGAGACATTTTATCCTTAGATTCTTGATTATGATGTTTGCCGACCCAATATGTGTTCCCGGTATTGGCCTTAATCACGGCACGAATTGTATTCTCTGAAGGTCTTTTCCCGAATCCCGGATTTCTTTCTCCACTATTAGCTATAGAGATTTTACGCCTAGTTTCTTCTGAAAGCGTTCCGCCTAAATTCTGCCCTTTATTGGCTTCAGAAATTTTACGCTTATGCTCTTCGGTAAAAGGAGGCAATTTTTTACCGATTTTAGCGAGAGATATTTTCTTTTTAGTATCTGGGTGCATTCTTTTGTTATTACCACCAGGCTGCACATTATACCCGACTGGGGCCATTGTGCCTAACAGCTCTATATAATACTCTTCCCTATGATTCAATTCTTGCATAGTTTCGCATCTAGCCAACGACTTAATTTCAAAATTTTCTGTGCCATATTTTCTAAGAGCGCACATAAATGGTTCAGCTCTTTTAATATTTAATGAATGGGATTCGTGCTGACCCCATCTAATTTCGAGCGTATTAACGGTTTGACCAACATACCTCTTACCGTTTATTTTATTGGTAACTAAATATACAAACATTGCCTTATATTCCTTATCAAGAGTATACTACGGCCCATAGACATATGCAACCTCATTGCATCCAGGCACGGGACTTTGCCAGCCTCCGAGACCCTCGCTTGAGGGATAAAGTACTGTAAAGATTACGGTAACTCCCGCCGCCGCAACAGAATTTATGAGCGCTTCTGCATACACGCGCCCTGAAGCGGTATCGGTGAGATATGGCTGATAATCGCTACCGTCTGTAGGAAGTGTGATGGGGGATTTTTGATACACCAATAAAACCGATTCGCCGATAGCATGGTCTTGCTGGATAAAATATGCGGGCGAAATCAAAATGGTCCCACTTGAGGGCGTTGCGATATAAGGAATTACTTCTTGATCTTCACATCCATAATTGATGACGATATATCCGCTACTATTCGGAAAGTCCGAAGAGTTAGCGACATTAACGATCTGACCCGTTTCGCCATTCACAATACCGGTTAAGGTGGTGCTGCCGTCCCCGATAGTAAAACCCTGGCTCGTGTCATAAATGTAAGGCCCAAGCGAATTTGGGGTAGATGGGCCAGCATCTGGGATGGTTGAGGTAACTTCAAGAGTGATCGTGATGAGATTGTCCGATATTGTATATGTCAATGCGGGAATAGTGGTAGTAAGCGCCGCATAAACCTTATTGGCAACGGTTGCCGCCGAATCGCTGCCATTAACGGTAACTTCGATGCCGGTGAAACCGGCAGGTGCTGGGTCAGTATTGCTTCCGCCGGAAACGTTAAGCCAAACGTAATACATGTACGGGCTTCCCAGATCGTCTATTAGAAAGTATTCCGCCTGTCCTGAAGATAGGATCTGATCTCCAGCTGGCAAAATCATCTGCACCACCGGCAGCTCACTTATTCCATGGAGATGAGCTGAGCCTATGCGAGAACGAGAAATTACTTGAGTTGTGGCTGGAACGAATATCTGAAGAATGTTGGCCTGAGTTTGATAGACAGCGGCATAGTATTGCTTATTCAATATGGTTTCTCGAATAGGAGTATAAAAAAGTACCGCAGTATCAGTTCCTTGAACAACAATTCCGGTACTTCCAGTGGGATTGGAGATTTCAAAATACGCAACGTTTACGGCACCACCTTGAGCCTTAACGATAGTAAATGTTCCTTCGTTATCAGAAGAAGAAAATCCTCCTCCGAAAATATTGACGTATTGTTGTGGTTGAACAATTCCAAGATCTGGGTTGGCACCACCACTCCATGTGTACCTGAGGATTCCGCCTGATTGGATAGAAATGGTCCACTGCGTAGAGAAATTGCCGCTGGATGGGACGGAAGATGGGAACAAAAGAACGTTTTCTGCTCGGCCCCCTAGAACGGTGACTGAAGAAGAGGCTCCAATGGTGTCGCTCAACAATTGTACATAGTTCCCATTACCATCGTTATTCGTAACGGCGCTTCCTGAAACGTTCAAGGCACTTAGTCCTATACAAATGGCGTCTGCTACTTCTTGAGCAAGCGCTGCACCAATATTTGCAAATTGAGCGGCAGAGAAGGTAATGGTGTTGGTCGTCGTACCATCAAAATTTACCAATAGAGTGTCGCCATCTTGCAGAGCATATGGCTCTAAATTTTGAGCATCGCTAGTAGCCTTTACGAACTCATCTCCGAAAATAATATCCAGAATATTATTAATGAGATCTCGAACTTGTTTACGATTTTTTACTTGAATGCCAATTTCTCTAAAGATGCCATCGCTCAAGGCGACAGTTGGATCATTGGAGATCCCGTAGTCTGCAAGTTTAAGGGCCAAATAGTTACCTTGAGCGGTCACGACGTACAGGGAATCGTTCACGGCCTGAGCCGAATTGACTAGATAGGCGGAGGAAGTCGCTAACGCATTCAATACGGCGTTACAATTTGGGCCATGAATATATGGCGTAAGATATTTCCTGAGACGTGTATATTCTGCAGCTTGAGTTGTTACGGCCATATTACGACCCTATAAGAGCTACGGAAATGTCCGTGTTTAAGTTGACAATGAAGGCCTTTTCACCCGTAACCAACTGGATCTCGTCATTATTAATATTATAAGCTGGACTGGTTATTACCACACTCGTCACTCCTGGAATTAATCGAACCGTCTCAACGATGCTGCTCAAGTCGATCGATTGACCCAACGGATTGGACTGGATGAGGGAATATACGGAACTTTGAATCTGGGACGTAATTTGAGCGAAAGACACGCCGATATTTGTCCTAATGGCCAATGCGATTTGGATCCTCTTTAATAGGGGCTCTCTGATAAAAATATTAGTACCTGCAGCAGAAACGCCAGGATACGTGACTTGGTCTCTCGGATCGCCATATATGACCCTATTGGCTTGCCCAATTAGCCCCGTATCGTAATTGTAGGCATCGATTCCAGTCTTAATCGCAGTAGGAAAATTCAATTTGCTAAGTGCAACCATTGCGATATTTGCCGATAGGTCAATTTTTTCATACTGGGCAGAAGTATTGAATACGATGTTGTTGAAATTCGCTATTCCAGATTGTGCAATTACGTATGCAACTTGTTTATATCCGGTATATGCCGTGCCTTCTTGAACTGAGAAAGAGGAGGAATTTCCTGCCAAACTAGTGGCGACTTGGGAAGAAATGATTCCGGAAATTACAACGGTATTAGGACTCAAAACCTGTAGGATTTTATATACTCCGGCATTTCCAGCTCCAAGTACCGATCCATTAACCACCAGTTTGTCTCCCGGAACCGTAGCCTCATATGGAAAGAACTGAATCTGAGGACGATTTACAGAAAAGGTTACTGAGGAAATTCCAGTTTGCGCCACCGCTGTAGGATTGATAACTGATAAGAATGATGTTTGTCCAGTCTGGGTGACCGCGAAACTAAAGGCGGATGGCATGGAAACTTCTACTGGAGAATTTGTAGGGGCGATGACTGTAGCGGTAACTGTTACTACATTTCCAGAAACAGAATGGGTCATAGCTACTAATGCTGAAAGTGCCGTATTGGTTTCATTGGCAACAGTCGCGGCGTTATCGCTACCATTAATTGACACTTCGATGCCGGTGAAACCAACTGGAGCTGGGTCAGTATTGCTTCCGCCTAGGACATTGTACCAAACGTAATATTGATTAGCGTTGCCGCCATTATAGATCTCAAAGTAGTTTCCTGGACCAGCGGACGAGAATGTCGCGGCGGCTGGCATCGTGAGTTGAACAACTTGATGTTGGGATACTCCCGATTCCGTTACCACGAAGCTACCTTGATTGATGGTGGTCGTGGTAAATGCAGAGAAGGCGATCGTGGCATTGCCGGTACCCGTAGCTTTAGTCAAGGTGCCTGATGCCAATGGATTGCCAGTTCCAGTCGTAACTAAAGTGGTTCCAGCAACTACTGTATCGGCCACAGTGAATGTTTTACCATTGTTGGTGTAGGTCGCTCCAGCAGTAGCGTTCCCGGAAGTAATCGTGAAAACATATTGCTGAATGAATCCTGACCCAAACGTAACCACATCACCCGGCAAGGTTAGACCTAAAAGAGGTGGAGTTCCAGTTCCATTCCAAGTTACTGTCTCGGTTCCACCAGAAACGGTGACATTGAAAACAGTTGTGGAGTTAAAGCCAACTGGAATGTTATTGGCCGTACAGGTCACTTCTTCTTCAACAACGTTCGGATTTTCATACCATACGCTATCATTGAATCTACGGATGACTCTGTATTCGCCCTGGTTAAGGGGAGCGAACGGAGAAGATAGGATCATCGTATCCCCTTCAGAAACTGAAGAGTCGGCGGTAAAATCTCCTGCCAAAATTGCCGTTCCGTTTTCGACTACCGCTAATGGATTTGAAATACTAAATGATTGGCCATTTAGAGCTACGCCGGTCACAAAGAAGGTTCCGTTATTGCCTGGGTTAGTTAGACCAGAAATAGTGATCATGT